CAACAGAAGCCCCTGAGTCTTTGACGATTACCCATCTAAGTGTTTCGTCAATCGCTCCATGATCGTAATCATCAAACTGAATGAATTGATCATTCCATCTTGCGATATTTAAATTTTCTAGAGCTGGACGTTGCTTTGAAAATAATATCGGTCCTTTAAAGTGTGTAGCCATAATAAACCTCCTTGGTTGTATAGACCATTCGTTATGCAGTCTCTATACCGTCTGCTAGCTCAGTGTGCATAACTGTAAAATGCTAGAGTTTTAATATTGCATAAAAAAAGGGCGCAGTCAAAGACATACGCCCTTCAGTATTAATTATAGTATTATGCACCTGATGTACCGAAGACACATCTAGGATCGGAGAAACCAAATGAGTATCTCTCTCTAGCTTTGTATCTTACGTTACCTGTATCAAAGTCACCTTCCATAGATGTTCTGATTGGTGAACGGTTAAACATTTTGAAACCGTTCGGCACGTCAGTTTTGATAAAGAATGCGTTAACGTCACTTAAGAAATGGTTAACTACATAACCCTCAGGGATCATACCCATGTTCTTAATTGCGTTAATGTCATTATCAGCTGTGCCTGTTCTTAATGCAGAGGCCATTAGTCTGTCAGCAGTAAACTGTAATTCTTTTGGAATAATTAGTTTTCTACCTTGAGCAGCGATCTTCAATCCACGCTCGTCTACGAATGCAGCGATGTCAATTAATGATTGCTCTAATGAAGTTTCATTAAGATCAGCGTCAGTTGCAAGTCTGTTGGATAGTGTTCCACCTTGTGCTAATGGGTGCTCTGTATTAATAAGTGACACACCATCACCACCAGGATTAGTTCCTGCGGCACCTGCAGCTGCAAAAGCGTTGTTTAAAACATCAATAGCTTTTACTTGTTTTGTGTTTGCCATTGATCTTGCAAGAGCTCTTGTGTATCTAGCAGCGAGTCTATCGTAAAGGTTATCTTCGATAGCTTCTTCTGTGATTGCGAAAGCTAATGCAATTGTTTCATGTGTATAACGAGCTGTAAACGCTTCGGTTGCTGTATCAAATGATACACCAGCACCTTCTGCTTTTGTTGGTGCGGAACCGAATCCAGCTAACATTACCTCTTCTTCGAATGCACGATCTGAAGTTTCTTCATCGAAAATTTCAGCGTGTTCGTTTTCGTACCTACTGTACTCCAAGCCAAACAGAGCGTTTAGACCTGGCTCTAACTCTTTAACGAGTTGACTTCTAGATATAGCCATAGTTTAACCTCCTATACGCCTGTTGTATCAGTGTACTGATGCTTATTAATTCTAACGAGAATGTTAGCGTTAGCAGCAGTATAGTCACTGTTATCTGGGTCTGTTGATAAGTCGTATACAGCGAAGTTTGATGCATTACTAGTTGCGAATGTATCACCGTCTAGTGCCACGTTTGAAATACCTGATTTGGTATTTCCTGTGCTGTATGATGCAATATTAGCTGTAGAACCAACTTGTGCTCTACCACCATTAGTATCATCTACTTTGACTTCAAATATTACATTTGGGTCACTGATAACGTTTGCAACTATATCGTCAGCTACAATCGCACCTGGGTAGTGGTTTTGAAATGTTGGTTTTTGTGTTGTTGGATCTGTGTAGAAACAACCGTTGAAAATACCAACAAGCTCAGCACCGGCAGATGATCCTCTTGAGATTGATCCGTTTGCATTCAGCACAACTGGATCTCCCATAAAGATGGAGTTTGTCTCGTTGCTAGCGATAGTCATTTGTTGTTGACCTTGTCCGTTATAAGCGGAACCCATCATTAGCACTGGACGAAATCCAAAATTACCGTTTTGATTTGCCATTGTTTTACTCCTTAAAAGTAAAGTTAATAAATGTAACTAACAATGGCTTGTAAAAAACTTATTCAGTCTTTTGTGAGCCACCGAAAGTCACCCTGCTTTGCCTATCAGGTTTGCTGATTGGCATACTGGGGTGAGCATCCTTTAATAGATCATTATCAACTGCTTTTATCTGATCTTGAGTAAGACCTGAATAATAAGCATCTCGTTGCTTAATGAGCTCTTCAGGAATGCGAGCCAGCAATAAGCCACCTACTCCAATGACCCCTGCGTGTTTACCATCTTCAATTGTTGGTAGTTGCCAGTCAGGATATTCGTCTGCTCTTACTAATTCATAGCCCTCACGTAAACGACTAATCACGTTCTTAGTGTCCTGGTATCCCTGAACTTCTGCTCTTATCCAACGATGGATATAACCATCTGGCGCAGGCGGTGCATCAAGTGATGACGGTCTCTGCCAAACACGTTTACGTTGAGTTTTTACCCGCGTGTCAGCAGATCTTGAGGTTTTAGTTGTCATGCTTGACCTCCTTGTTTAACGTACTTTGCGTACTCTGTTAGTGGCACACCGAGTTTCTTAGCAATAGCGACTTGTGAGGGTGTGAGTCTCACGGTCTTGCTGCGTGCATTTTTAGAAGATGAACGATTTGCGCTTGCTACAGCCTGCACGGGTCTGTCATCAGCAGAAGTATCGTTCGCTTCAGCCTCGAACTTATGAGGAAATTCATTTTTCATGCGTTTATCAATCTCACTATAGTATTCTTCTGACTTCGGGTCAAATCCTTCTTGTCCCACAAGTTTTTTGTGAATTGATATGGCTGTGTAAGTCATGGCCTCGTCATTACCAAACCATGTATTATCATTAGCCCATTTTTCTGCACGTGGATCAGGTGGAGCTGCAGGAGCTTTAGGAGCGTCTGGTGTTTTAACCTCTGTCCCCTCTTCTGCTTTTGCACTGTTTCTAGCTTCACTTGCCCTTAGACGCTCTGCGTCTATTGTTAGCTTAGTGAGTTCTTCTTGTGCTTCAACCTGAGCCTTAACATCATTATCAGCAACAGCTTTTTGATATCTATCTTGTAAAGCTGCTTTTGAAATCTCTACTCTGTTTTTAAATTCATTTAAATAACCAGTGTCTAGATCTTTATATTTTTTATCTAAATCTGTGTATTGTTTTTTGATTCCATCTGCATATTCAATAGCAGCTTTTTCACGTCTTTCAGCTTCCCGCATTTTAGCAGTCAACTTATCAATACGTTTTTTTACGCTATCAGAATATTCGTTAAGATCTTCTTCGTTTGATTGTTCTTCCTTTTGCTCGGCTTTTACCTCACGAACGGAAGTATCCTGTTCTTGTTCTTGAACTTCGACTTCGTCTTGCTTCTGTTCTTCTTTTATATCTACATCAACAGGATTGCCTGATGTATCTATATCTACCATTTTTTCCGGCATGGGCCATGACCTCCATGAGTCTATTTATATGTTGCATGTAATATGTCTTCCGGATCATCAATCACTGCTAAGACCTCATCATCGTTCAAAAGTCTTAACTCCCCACCATCTATTTTAATCCTTGAGCCTGCGTACTTAGCAAAAAGAACCCAATCTTTTTCTTTGCACCAAGGGCCTTCAGGAAACCTTTCTTTATCTTTATATGCATCTGGACCAATTTTCAAGACTAATCCAACATTAGTTGTAAGTTGAATTTCTTCTTGAGCCTTGTCTGTAAGATGCACACCTCCCTTTGTTTTTCTCACACCAGTGTGTGGCATGATTAACATGCGCCAACCAGTTGGCTTTGGAAGCTTTTGCATGTCTGTCATTTCTTTAGCTTTCTCTTCTTTTTTAGCTAAATAATCAGGTAATATTAGTTTACTCATTTTCTTCGAACCTCTTCATTGTTTCTTGCATTTCTGATTTTGTTGATCTTAGTGCTTCTAGCTTGCCTGTCAAATATTTATATTCGTCCCAGTCCTTTACACCAGAGGTTAACATCTCCAATAAATCTGCTTCTCGTTCTTCAATTTGTTTTTTGAAGGTAGTGAATAATTGAAATATATCCACTATTTCTTTTTAGTGATAAGGCCCATCGCACCTTTTGCTCCCTTGATACCGAAGCTCGCACTACAGGCGATATATAAGAGATGCTTGTAATAATCAGGGAGTGAGTGTAAGGCTTCAAATCCAGCTTTGATATGTGGTGT